AAGAGGATCCAGAAGATATGGTTGATTTACCTTTATCTTCTATACAACTCGGAGATCAGCCAGAAGTAAAAGCGACAGCTGCACCAGCTCAAAAGACTTTTGATGTTGAGCCGATGGAAAATATTTTTACAGGAGAGATGGAGCAAGCAAATTTAAAATTACCTTTCTGGAAATTATTTACAACACCACCTGTTAATGAAACAGCACCGATACCAACACCAAAAGAATCTTTAGACAATCCAACAAAGAAACAGAAAGAAAGTTTAGAACAAGAGAAAATAAAAAAACAGGAAGATGTGTTTGATCCATCACCTGAAGACAATAAAAATGTAGATCTAGGAAGTTCAACTGATGTAGCAGTTACACCGAAAACAGGTCAAGCTGTAACGGGTGTATTTTATTCTGATATTGAAAGAGCATTAGCTAGACCTGATACTCCAGCAATCTTTCCAAATAAAAAAGCCCTTCTTGATTTCTTACGTAAAAATAGAATTAGAGACTCTGAATTTAGAGATTATCAACTTGAATCTTTACTTCGTATCTACGATGAAAATACACCAATACCAAAGAAACAAGTAATAGATCATTTACGTCAATCACCTATTAGAGGCATGCACGTGCACGCTACGGGTCAAGGGTCCGATATTATTAATCCATACGGCGAGGTTGGAACAAGATATGAAGGCTATGCAGAACCAGGATACATATCTGGCACACAGCGTGAAAGAGTTTTGTATATTCCAAATGATAAAATAGCAGGTGATACAGGTGGATATCCACAAAGTATTTTTCAAGGTGAATCTGTTCAACGACATGAGTTTGGTATACCTCAACAGGATAATGCATACATTGTTGGTTGGACACGGCTCACGGA